CACAAGCAAATCCACACGTCCCTGAATTGTGCCGACATACTGCGTTTTCTTTTTTAGTTCCGGGTAACATTCAAAATGACGTTCAACACTTCGGAAAATAGCCTTAATTTGCTCCATTTGCTTTGACGTAAAGCCTTTCAGTGAACAGTTTACGCCTAATTTGTCATGGTAGAACTGTTCTGCTTCTGCTATTGTTTTGGGCGTCCATTCAGCAGGAGTGTAGCCGTCAATGGATTGCTTTAACTGTTCCGTTTTTGGACCTTTGAAATATGGGTGCTTAGGCGGGAACAGTTGCAGTTCCTTGCCCGGATTGAAGCGGAAAATCTGCTGTTTTGCGGCTTCGGTGCAGTTGTCGCCTTTCTGCATAGACAGGGCAGGGTCAGAAAGCGGATATTTGCCCTTTCTGACCTGTACGGCGGTACAACGGCAGTTCCACCCATTAGGTGGCATATACTTGCCCCAGAACGGGTCAGACGGCGGCAGCGTCGTGCCGTGCAGTATGGCGTGATCCTCACGCACGCGGTCGTCCTGGGCCGTGCGGTATTGCAGGTCGTATTTGTCGCCGTCGGCTTCAATCTGGTGCCAGCGTGAAGCCATCAGCGAAGCCCCTACGGCGTGATTATATTCCGCATACAGGTAATTGTGGTTATACCGCTTGTTCACATTCTCCACATCGTGGCGGAATGTCTCAAAAGGCTTTATTTCGCCCTTGTCCGTAAGCAGGGACAAACCGACTTCGCGGAGCGTATGAAACGCCTTGAACCCGGAGAAAATGAAAGCATTGTTTTCGAGGGCATAGCGCACGACTTCCGGCACTTCAACCGGCAGCCCTGCATCAATCCCGGTTTTAAGTATGCGGAGCGTTTCGGCAATCATCTTGCGTGCTTCCGGAGTGTTCAGCATGGACGCATCAAACCGCCCCGCATTATAGACCATGCCGGCAGCGTCAAAGAATGCCGTATCGTCAAAATCGGGGCGCGTATCGCCTTCTGCAAGGCGCAGGAGGTCGTCGCTATACAAGTCGCCCAAAGCACGGTTAAACGCGCGATATGAGCCCCGCAGCCCGGCATCAGGTGCGGGGCTTAGTCGAAAAAACGGTCCGGCTGTGTCTTGGCTTCACGGGCACCGGTTATCTGCACGCCGTATTTGTCCGTGAAGTATTCCGGCGGTATCTCGTAATACTCCAACAGCAGGCGTTCAATTTCTCGCTGTTCGGCCGGGGTGTATGATGCCGCGTTGTTCCATTGGAAGCGCAAGCCTTGCACAGGGAAGCCGTGGCGCACCATTAGCGGCAACAACCGCCCATTGACCACATTTGCCACCATTGCGGCATCGCTTTCCGTTACACGCTCAAAAATTTCAAGGTGCACCTCCGACTGTGAGAGTGAGGAACCCGAATCAATGGTCATTGTCTGCATCAGCACAGCTTTGGAAAGTTCCGAGTTGCAGCGGTCCACACGCTTGTCATAGACATTGTAGGCGTCGCCTCTGCTGCTTTCCTTAATCTCTATGTCCGTGCCTTCCGGGAACAGTGACCAGAATGCCGCGCCCATATTCTGGAGCGCTTCCTCAATCCGTCTGCGCTCGCTTTCGTCCGGGCTTGAAGTGTGGGCGATACGCATAGGCTGTCCGAAAATTTCACCGAACATATCCCAGAAAGCCAGCATGTTCTTTTTGGATATGCAGGAGGGGCAGCACTTCAACAGCAGGCCAAGGTCACGCCCCTTGCCGACAGGTACAACCCAGTTGGCGAAGTCCCCGTCGGTGTAAGATATGCCGCTGTGCCAGTCGTCGCCCGGCGACCTTACCACGACCCCATATTCAGGCACGACGTGTTTGCGCGGCACAAGGTCCACGCCGTCAAAGCGCATAACGCCGTCTTCGTCGTGTATAATATCCCCCAGCTGTATGAGTGTAGGTCCCCAAAAACGGCTGTCAAGGCAAAGGTCCATAAAGTCCGTGAACCATTCCTGCTGCAACAGTGTGGTGGCTTCGGTGTTCTCTTTGCCGTCCTTCCCCACAAGACGGAAGTCCTTTTGAAGTGTCTTGCCCTTACGCTGCCCGATACAGCCGGACAGGTGGGCGTCCAGAACCGCATCTGCATAAATGTCATAAAGTCGGCAGCGGTTCGGGTTCTCGTAGTCAATGGCCATTTGGTGGGCACTGCGCCAGTCCGCAATGTCCTTTTTTGTAAGTGTGTCGGTCTGCTGGAGCAGCTGAGCTGTAACCTTGAGCCCCTGCTTGCTTGACGCCTTACGCGCCAATGTCATTATTTCAGACCTTGTGGGGCGGTCGAACCAGTCCCGTATGTTAGTAATGAGGTTTGCCATTATTCAAAATGTTAAGTTAAACGTATGTTTCCGGAAGCGTCCAGACGCAGCGTGTCAGAGGCAGACAAGCGCAAGGCAGGAGCCACGACGGTAAGGCTGATTGTCTTGTAATACCGTGTGCCGCCTGTTGGAATGACATGCACCCTTTGCGTTCCCGGTTCTTTGGGCACGATGCGCCCGTCCGGTTCAATGCCGGCGGCATTGCCGTCGGTCTGAAAAATGATGTTTTGCAGTGCGGAGAGTGGCAGCACCTTTGCGGCAATATATCGGGGCACGGGGTTGCCGATAGTTACAGGGGCAGGCGTTTCCACACGAAGCCCCGAGGGAATAGGCTGCGCTGCTTGTTCCGCGCGTTCCGCCACGATTTCAAGCTGCTGGCGTGTCTGTTCGGTCAGCACCCTTTCCGACTGTGCTTCAACGGCGGCAGCCTGTGCGTTTCGGGTGGCCGTGTTTGCCTGTTCCGTGGCGGTCTTTGCCTTCTGCGTTTCGGTGTTGCAGTCCTTGACCGCCTTGTCTGCAATGTCGGCAAGTTTCTGCCCCTGGCTCAATATCTTTGTGGTCGCTTCTGTGGCTTTCCTTGCCGCTTCGTTGGCTTGTGTCGCAGCAGCGTTTGCGGGCTTCTGGAGCAGTTCTATTTGTGCAGGGGTGAAATCATCATAAGTGAATGCGTCCCCCTTGTCGCCTTTGAGCTTAGCCAGCTGTTCCGGCGTGAAGTCCTCATAAGTGAACGGAAGCCCACGGGTATAGGCGGCCAATGCGTCGCACTCTATCACGCCCTCCGTGTCGGTGGCGAGGTGCCACAGCTGCACGTTGATTTTTTCGGGGTAATAGACATTTTGGAGCCCGTCCGGCATAAGGTCGTTAATCAGGCACAAATGCAGTTCCCTGCACAGTTCGCCCTCACAAAGTCCGTGATCCTTGAAAATGACGAGCAGGGCATCACCGTCGGGCGTGCAATTCTCATATTTTCCGCCTGTGCGTGATGCGGTGAACTTGTGCCCATGCTTGGTCTGATATTCAAGCGTGAAATCAACATCGGGCAATGCGACAATATCCCCGGAAGCATTACGGAAACGCTCACGGAGGACAAAGTCGCTTTTGTAGTTTATATGTCTTGCCTGTGCCATTATGTGAGTCTTAAATTGCCTTCCGCATCGAGGCGCAGCGCATCACCTGCAATGCGCAGGCGTGGCGGTACCACCTCAATGCTGATGGATTTGTAAACGGAAGTGTTTCCGGTTGCCACCGCATATATGTGGGCGGTTCCCTGTTCCAGAGGGATAATTTCCCCGTCCGGGGTTATTCTTGCGGCCGAGTTTTCGGCATAAAAGAAAATGGAGCCAAGCCCGAAACGAGGGAACAGGGCGGCATCAATGCGCGGGCGCATCGTGTTGGTCAGTGTTACCGAGTCCGGGTATCGCTTTATGTCAATACGTAGCGGCGCGGCAAGGTTCTGGGACGATAGCGAAGCCACCAGCGACTCCACCAAAGCGCGTGAGGCTTCGGACTTCTGCAACTCCGCTGCGGCTTTCTCCACGGCAGAGTCCACCCCGGCGAGCCTTTGGTCAATGTCCTGCTGAATTTCCGGCAGGTTGGTGTTTATGAAAAGTTCGAGAGCGTCACGGACATTTCCGCAACACTGCACCAAGTCATAAAAAAGAGAGCCTACCTGTGCGGCTGATACCGTCTTGGCCTGTACCGCGTCACGAATGGCGACGGCACGTTCCGCCAGGGCTTCGGTGTCAAGCGACTGCAAGGGTATGGGTGTAAAATTTTCCATTATAATGAGTATTAAAATTATGCGAATATGTCGTCGAACGGATTTTGAAATATACGTGTAAGGTGTATTTCCGTGTTCTTTTTCGGTGGCCGTCCGGCAATGGCATCGGCAATGGCTTCCTCCAATGGGTCCACTTGCAGCGTACCGCCGGGCTGTTCCGTTACTGTGTCCGCCATAGTGTCGTTGTACCGTTTAGCGGATGATCCTGTTGCAATCAGCAGGCTTTTGTATTCTGCGCTGTCAATGTCGGTGGCCGGGGACAAACCGCGTACATCGTATGTGTCGCGTATTGCCGGGGCTATGATGTCGGCGGCATCATAAGCCAGAACCTGCCCGTCCGCAAGCCTGGCGGTAAGGGATATGCCGTTGCGCCTTATAAACGCGAACACCCCGGCAGCGGAGCCGAGGGCGACGATTGCAACGTCAAGAAGTGTCTGGCGGTCCTTTACTGTTATTTCCATATCTATGAAATTGTGATTACGCCGGTGTCTGCAACGGTTATTGCCGAGACATCAAGCCCAATGTTATGCAGCATCTTTTTTGTGTTTCCCGGCCAGAACGGGTCGCGGTTGGCGGCCAGCATGGCGGGCGCATCAGCACCGAGGATGGGCATTTCCTTGAAGTCCCCGGGTGCGGAAAGAAGGACAATTTCGGCAATGAAGCCGGAAGCCTCTGCAACGACGGCGGAGCGCTGATGAACGAGCAGGTCAGCCGTTGCCGTATCTGTTTGAAGTCCTAAAATTTTCATTGCTTTATCTTGGTGTTTTCGTAATCGGATTTGTTGAATGGCTTTGCGGAACTGCCCGGGGCAATGGTCGTAAACAACCCTCCCGGGTGTGAGACGGTAACATTATGCGTATGGCTGTTAAAAGTGTTCACAAGTTCATTGAGCTTGTCAGTGAGCTTCTGGATAACGATCAGGCCGTCAAGTTTACCGCCGTTGAAAATAATATCCTCCTTGTTGATGTGTGCGGACATCTTGGAAGTTTCCACACGTAGGCCGTCCGCATCAATGACGGCGGAAGTTTCCCCGATAACCAGTTCCGCGGACTCTATCTTGTCCGTGGCGAGCACGACCCCGGCGGCACCGTCAGCGACGAAGCCGACAACCACGTAAGCCCCTTTTTCCGGATAAATGACCAGACCGAAGTCCGACCCCTGATTGGCTTGCAGATTGACACCAAGGAGCGGCGCACCTTCGTTTATAGGCGTGCAGTCCACGGTTCGGGCTTCCTTGTCTATTTCGTCCACGGTACACACAAGGGCGGCCGTTTCCCCGTCCTGTTGTGCAAGCTGTCTTATAGCATCTCTAATACTTCCCATAATCTTGTAATTTTAGCCGACACGCAGCCCGAGGGTTATTTCCTGGCGGAAGCCGCCGTCGCCGTATTTAATCACGTTCTTTTTAACCTGATACACGCCCATTTTTACTCCGTCGATGATGATGCCGACGGCATCAAGACAATCAACGAGGGTGTGCCCGAAAGTGGTGAACGAGCCGGTCAGCCCGTCGCGTTTCAGGCGTTTTACTTCCTGCTGCGCCCAGGCTTTCAGTTCGCTTTCCGTCTTGTTGTAGGTGTGCAGTGTCCTGCGCTCACCGTCCGCGTCGCCCACTTCCACCTTAATTTTTTTGTTGTCCGGCATAAGGCTGACCGCCTTGACGAGCAGGCGCATGTTTTCGGCCTTCTGCTGTTGCAGGCTTTGGTCTGAAATGATGTTAAGCCCAGTTTTGAACACCTGCGAGGGTTTCGTGTCCCTTTCAAAGAGAACACCGCAGTACAGCACAGGCTCGCCGTCCTCATAGCGGAAAAAGGAACGGACACCCTGTTCCGATAACTTGCCGAGCAAGGCGGCCACAGTGTCGGCCGTTACCCTGTAAGCCCCAAGCGCCTGCTCGCCCATGATGTTAAGGCGGTAGTTTATTCCCTGGTCTTTCAGAAGTGTTTCAAGCGTAACGGAGCGGTACGCCTTTTTCTGTGCCGGCATCTGTTTCAGCTTGAACATATCATCCTCGCAGGTTATCACTATTGGCGTTTTGAAGCCCACATCCCTGACATAGCCGGCAAACGCCGTTTGCAGGTTGCCGTCATATCCCAATGAAACAGTAACCGTGTCGCCACGCTTGACAGGTATCTCGTCCGCACCGTCCCATTTGACTTTTTTAGGCATGGTGATTTTGGCTTCCGTGGTCAGCTTCTCCATATCGCGGGTTATCTCCACGGCATTGGCGAAGTCAAACGACCATGACCGGTCGCCCTTAATCTCTATTCTTGCGCATAGTCGAAACATCGGTTAAACAGCGTTTAATTGGTCTTTAATAGTCGTAACGGTTAGGCTTCATGCACCCGGTGCGTATGGGGTTATGTGTGTCGGTGGAGCCGTCCTCCGACACATATACAGGCAGATCCGGGGACGCTTTGGAAGCCTGGACATCACGCAGCCACTTAATGGCGTCGTTGTAGAGGCATTCGCGGCGCTCGTGTCCCATGTTCTGGGGCAGCCTGTGAACCATGAGCCACAGGGATATATTAACGGCGCACTGCACGACCATTGGGTTGCGGCATTCCCCGACTGCGGAGAAAATGCGGTCAGTGTCATAGCGGTGGCGCAGGTATGAGGATATCTGTTCCACCGCGGCGGCTTCCGCAGAAAGCCGTATGTCCTCATTCTGGGTTATCTGCTCAAACTCGTACTGGTCGCAGACAGGGCGGTAATCGTCAACGGTCAGAAACATGGGCGGAGGAATTAGAGGGGTTGGCTTCATAAATGGCGATTTGGCGTGCCTTCTCCGCTGTGAAGCCGGGGGCAAACCTATGCTGTTTTATCAGCTGCTTAATGCCCTGCATGGAAACGCAGACGGGGCGTCCGTTATGTACGAGCACCAGGAATTTTTTGCGGTAAAGCTCCGCTGATTTTTTGGCTTGCTTGATAGCCTTTTTCTTGCGCCAGTCAAACAGGCAGGCGCATAAGTAGTCAATGATTACCATGATACATTTTTTGCATTAGTCCTCCTGCCGAAAGAGGGGTTAAATGATTTTGCGCGGGTGTCCCTCTGTAACAGCCAGATTGCGCCCTCGTCGGCATCGGGGGCGTCGTCGTGTCCGCGCATTCCTTTTTCAAAAGCCAGTGTCTGGTCAATGCCGGCAAGCATGTCCGGGTCGTCCTTTTGTGTCTCGTCGTACACTACAAAGCCACGTTCCCACAGCGGGCTTATGGCTTCCACACGCTGGAACTTGTCCGGTTTCTTGCGCTTGTCGCCTGTAATAGGCAACTGGTAGCTGCGCAGTTCACCCTCACGGCGGAACTCGTCCAGTATGGTGTCCTGCATAAAATTGGCTTCCATATACCAACGGACGGAAATGCCCTGCTCCCTGGTCCACTCGTACAGGTCATAACACCACCGCACCATTTCGGCAACGGAGGACTGGCGAACAAAGGCGCGGAGGTGGTAAAGCATCGTGCCTGCCTTTCCCCAAAGTTTCGCAGCCTTGTAGTCATTCTTTATTGAACCCTTGAATGAGGGGTCGATGTACAGGACGAGTTCCGAGAACTTGGACCAGGCAGGGCGTTTTCCCCAGCGGATCCATTCGTTGCGGAAAATTGCGCCTTCAATTATGGGATTGTTCATATATTCCTTTTGAAAGGCGCGATAACCCACCACGTTCTCAATGTCCTTGACTTCCTGCGGTGTCCATTTGGAAGCCCACGAAATGCCGCCCTTGCTGTCGTAAATGTTCACCTTGGTAACGTGTACCGACTTGATGTCGCACCACTTCGCCAGCACTGAATTTTTGGCAATGAGGTTGCCTACCATGATGAAGCGTCCGCGTCCGCCGTCAAGAGTTCCGAACAATGCGGAACGCACCCAGTCAAACAGTTTAGTGACACGTGCCGGGCTTTCTACCAACTCGTCATCGTCGAGGTCGTCAATGACTACATAATCCGGGCGGTGGGAGCGGTAGCGCAGACCACGGGGCGACTGCCCACGGCCACGGGCGAAAAAGGCTACTTCCGAGCGTGTGACAAATTCGCCCTCTTCCCAAGTGCCGACGTTATACTGTTCCCCGAAATCGTGGATATAACGCTGGTTATACTGCAATTCTGCCTGAATGTCGCCCAACAGCGTCTTTGCGTTGTCCTCACTCTTGCCGACCAGCACCATTACATTTATTTCGCGGTGTTCCTGAGCCATTAGCCACATGGGGACAAATACGTCCATATTGGTAGATTTGGCAGCGCCACGGTGCCACTGGAAAGCAGCTTTAAGGTTCCGGTCTTTCAAAATTTTGTTGGCTGCTGACACGTGGAACGGTGCGCATGGTGTTGCTTTCCCTGTTTCCGGGTTTATGGTCCAGTGTGGGAAGTAGTAATCGACAAAAGCGGCATAATCCGTGCGCAGGTGTCTGATACGTGCAAGGCGTTGCGCCTGTGTCTCGTTTATGTTTACGGCAGTCGCTGCCTGCACGGTCTCACAGTGCTGCTTCCACCGTTCCTGTGCCTTTATTATTTCCGCTTTCGTTGCCATGTGCTAAAAAGTTTTTTGCAGCTGTTCACTGATGAACAGGTCGTGATATTTGTTAATTGTCTGTATCAGTTCGGGCGTAACATTCGGGTCGAAGCTCATGCGGTATTGCAGCCATTTGCTGAAAGCCATGAACACCTCTATAACGTCCACTACGGAAGTCTTTTTGTCAAGCCTTTCAATGGTAGCGGAAAACTTTACAAGTTTGTCCGCGGCTGCGGCCGTCTTTTCCGGGCTTGGTTCGTTCACGAGGTCCTCTACAAGTACGTCGATACTTTTCAAAATCTTGTTTACGAGCTCTGGGCGCGTGATATTCGCTGCGGAACGCGCAGCCTGCCAGCCTCCGTCGTTTACCCACTTTGTAATTGTCTGTGCGGACACTCCGACCTTTTCGGCAATGACCTTTTGGGGCTCGCCCTGCATAAAGAGCAGACGCGCGTGTTCTCGCATCTTTTCAAGTTCTTTTTTAGTAGCCATTCATATCAAAAATAGTTTTTTAGATGTATAGCGCACCCTTTGTGGCACGCTTTTCAGGTGCAAAATTGGCTCAAAAAAGAGCCGCAGTAAAAAAGAGTGTAAAAGTTTTACACTCTTTTTGTTAGCGTTGCAGAATGTCCGCAATTTTGCGCTGCTTAAGTACATCGCGGAGTAGAGCAGCCCGGTAGCTCGCGAGGTTCATTCCCTCGAGGTCGTGTGGTTCAAATCCCACCTCCGCAACAACAATCAGATAAGGTAAAAAGATTGACTAACGAAGCCGGTGCACCGAGCGCACACCACCCTCCACACCATTGCGGCGTTACGCGTGCCCGGCTTTATTTTTTAGACGAATGAAAGAAGTAATCATATCCACCGAAGCCGTCAATAGTTACGGCACGCGCATACTTACGGCAGGCATAGACCTGGAGCAGTACAAGCGCAACCCGGTACTGCTCTGGATGCACCGTCGGAGTTATCAGGACACCGCCGGACCCATTGGCCGTATCGAAAACCTGAGGCGTGAGGGGGACAAACTTATAGGTACCCCTGTATTTGACGCAAACGACCCATTTGCCAAGCAGGTAGAGAGTAAATGGGAAAACGGTTTCTTGCGCATGGCTTCCGCCGGCCTTGAACCTTTGGAGGTAAGCGACGACCCGGCTTTGGTGTTTGACGGGCAGACCCGCGCCACGGTTACGCGCTCCAAGCTTGTAGAGGTCAGCATAGTGGACATCGGCAGCAATGACGAAGCCCTGCAACTCTATCAGGCCGGCAAGCTACTGACCCTTGCGGCAGGCGAGGAACACCCGGCACTGCCTATCTTGAAATCAAACACCGACCCCGAACAGAGCAAGGGCGAGGACAATAACAAACAAATAAAAAACAAAATGAACAAGGAAATTTTAACCCTGCTCGGCCTGCCCGAAACGGCGACCGAGGAGCAGGCGGTGGCTTCGGTTCGCTTGCTCAAAACCAAAGCCGACAAGGCGGAGTCTATCCAGCTGGCGGCTGTAACTTCGGCGGTTGATGCTGCCATTGCAGAAAAGCGAATTATGGCGGAGACACGCGACCATTTCATTGCGTTAGGCAAGTCCGCAGGTCTTGAAAGCCTGGCGGCCACTCTGAAGCTCATGGCTCCACAGAGGAAGCCCAACGAGGTAATCAACCTTGGCAAGGAGAGCGCCCCCGGAAGCGGTGCCCAGCCAAAGGAGTATGCAAAACTCAGTGAAGTGCCTGAAAAGGAACTTTTGAACCTGCGCAAGGACAGCCCGGCGAAGTATGCCGAACTTTTCAAGGCGGAGTATGGGGTCGAGTGTCCGGAGCTAAAAGACTAACAGAACAACAACAATTATTAAAACGAGAAACAATGAACGCGAAAAGCAATTTTCTTAAAAAAGTGATGTGCGCCCTGTTTGCGATTGTGGGCGCGGTAGCTTTCAACAGCGCTTCCGGTGCGGTGCTTGCCACAGCGGCGGGCTTGCCGGCCGGAATCGGAGCAGTGGCGGGCAATGCCGTGGCCCTTGTCGTTGGACAGCTTGCCCCTGCCGGTGCGATGCGCGCCGGCGTCCTTACTGAAATCTGGACGGGCGAGATGATCAAGACTTTCCGCACGGCGCCTGAGGCGTTGGGCTGGATGCAGCGTATCCGTTCCTATAACCAGTATGTGGAAAATGACGTTATCCACTTCACGGAAATGGGCGGCGACCCTAACGTGCTTGTGAACAACACAAGTTACCCGCTTGCCATTACCGCCCTTACGGACGCAGACAAACCTATCAGCCTTGACAAATTCGATACCGAGGCTACGCCTGTAACCGATGATGAGCTCCACGCTATCAGTTACGACAAGATGGCCAGTGTTCAGGAGCGCCACCGCGATGCGCTGCGTGAGAAGATAGCGCAGAAAGCAATCCACGCAATCGCCCCGGACGCGAACAAGGAGGGTGCGCCTGTAATAAAGACCACCGGAGCAAGCGACGGCACACGCCTGAAAATGACGTACAGCGACCTTCTGACCCTCAAACGAGAGTTTGACAAAATGGGCATACCTCAGAAAGACCGTATTTTGGTGCTTTGCAGCGACCACGTTAATGACCTGCTGGAGACAGAGCAGAAGTTCAAGGAGCATTACAACATCAACCAGACCGAGGGCAAGATTTGCCGCATGTACGGCTTTGACATCTACGAGTATGACGGCACGCCGTACTACACCATGAGCACAGGCAAAAAGAAAGCCTGGGGCGCAACTGTTGCGGCAGGCGACGCCCGCGCTTCCGTGGCATTCTATGCCGGTCGCATGATGAAGGCATACGGTTCCACGAACTTCTACCACAGCGACGCAAAGAACGACCCGCTCTACCACCGCAACCTCGTGAACTTCCGCCAGTGGGGTATTTGCCTGCCTTTGACTGACACAAAGAGCCGTGCGGCAATCGTGAGCGCACCAACCGCCTAACCGTAGAACCGCATGGGAAAGCAGAAGTTAAAATATCTGGTAATCCACTGCACCGCCACCCCTGAGGGCAGGGACGTGAGCGCCGCCGACATCAGGCGCATGCACACAAGCCCGAAGCCACAGGGGCGAGGCTGGCGGCAGGTCGGCTATACGGACCTGTTCAGGCTTGACGGTACCCGTGAGCGGCTTGTCGAGAACAACGAGGACGCATTCGTGGACCCTTGGGAAATCACCAACGGCGCAGCAGGCTATAACAGCGTGAGCAGGCATATAGTGTATGCCGGTGGTTGCGACAGGCAGATGAAGCCCAAGGACACCAGGACGGCGGCACAGCGCAAGGCTATGGCCGAGTATGTGCTTGACTTCCATAGACGACACCCCGATGTAAAAATCATAGGGCACCGGGACCTGAGCCCTGACAGAAACAATAACGGAAAGATAGAACCCAGCGAATGGATAAAGGACTGCCCGAGCTTTGAAGTGTCGGAGTGGCTGAAATCCATAGGCATAAAACAATAGAAACGTGAATGAGCGGCGAAGTAATCACTATCATAGTATCGGCGTTTGTAGCGGCGGTAGCCGGCCCTTTGGGGTCGTGGATAGGAAGAAAAGTTGAGCGTGCGAAGTATGAGGTCGAAGTCGGCAAACTCCGTGCGGAGCTGAAAGACAAGATCGCGGAAGTGAAAAGCCATGAGCTTGAAAACGTGCGCAAGGCTTCCGACATCCTGATGCAGTCGATAGTACCGCCGCTCAGGAGCGAAATAAACAAGTTAAGGAATGATGTACAACGGCTTAATGCCGCGTTGGAACGTATTTGGGGCTGTCCTCATGTTGAGCGCTGCCCTGTTAAATACGAGCTGCTCCTCCCAGCGTCAAGTGCTGAAAAGCACCAAAGTGGAGACGCAGGTCGAGGAGACGACAACCCGGCAGGAGGAGACGCAGAGCGTGCAGGAGCAAGAGCAGACCCATGAGGAAGCCGTCGAGGCTGTAACGGTTACGGAGATTGAAATCTACGATACCGAAGCCCCAGCAAATCCTCAGACCGGGGAACACCCTGTAAAGGCCAGAATCAGGCAACGCACCGACCGCACCGGCACAAGCCGCGAGGTAACGACATGCCACGCAGAGGAGAAAACCGAAGCCGAGGAAACCAAGGTTTACAGCGGCGGGGAACTATCCGAGGCGGTGGTAATCGCGGAACGGCCGCCGAGCCTTTGGGAACGCATTAAAAAAGGCGTCATGTGGGGCGTGGCGATAATCATTCTGGCGGTAGCCGGGTGGATAATTTATAAACTCAAAAAATGACAAATGACATGGCAGACGAAATTAAAAATACAGAGCAACCGAGTGCCGAAGTAAACCCGACGGCAGAGAGTAAGGAACCCAAGAGCGGAGCGAAGTCCAAGACGAAGAAAACGAGCAAGGAAGATGCTCCGTCAATGCTCAAAGCTGTGGGGCGTGAGGCGTGCAAGATGCACAAGCTGGAACAGGTATGGGTTACGGACGACGGGCAGTGTTTCCCTATTGAGGGCGACGCAAAGGCGCACGCCGCCAACCTCAAAAACAAGGAACTTATAAAAGTAACGGCAGAATGAGCACGAAACTAACCATCAACAGAACCAACGGGAATGTCCCCAAGACACTGCAAGGCGAGGACCATATCACAGGCTTTGTGGCATACTTGCCGGACACTGAAACCCCGGAAAGTTTCAAGACAGAAAGGGTGCAGGCACTTTCCACGATAGACGCAGCCGAAGCGGCCGGCATTACCGCCGACGCGGCAAGTTGGGCGGTCAAGGTGCTGCACTTTCACCTTAGCGAGATTTTCCGCACCAATCCTGCGGTCAGCCTGTATGTCGGCATTTTCGCAAAGCCGAGCGGTGCGAGTGATGCCTACACCTTTGCCGAATTGAAGACCGTGCAGAATTTTGCCGGCGGCCGTATAAGACAGATGGGCGTATGGTGTGGCGACCGCAACATGAGCGCAGACGACATCACGACACTGCAAGGCATCGGCGACACGCTTGCAGACCAGGCAGCCGAGTTGTCAATCCTCTACGCTCCAAAGGTGGCGAACGTGAAACAGATAACGCAGGAGGCGGCAGGTATAGGCAAGAGCCGTGTCAGCGTGGTAATCGGTCAGGCAGGCAGCGGAACCGGCGCGACACTCTACAAGGACAAGGACAACGCCGCCAAGAGCAGCGTCAGCGGACTGGGTACCGTTCTGGGACTTCTGAGCCGTGCCAAGGTTCACCAGTGCATTGCGTGGGTGCGTGAGTTCCCGACCGGCATAAGTGTCCCTGCATTCGGGGACGGCACACTTTTCAGGGATTTGGACAAGGCGCTTGTGGAACAGCTGGACAAGGCGCGTTACCTGTTCTTTGTTACCCAGCCGGGGCAGACCGGCAGCTATCTGAACGACAGCCACACAATGGACGAAGCCACCAGCGACTACGCAGCCATCGAGAGCGTGCGCACTATGGACAAGGCCGTGCGTGGTGTCCGTACCTACATTGTCCCTGAACTTGGCGGCAATGTCTATGTGGACGCTGAGAGCGGCAAGCTGGCAAGTTATAGCGTCAGCCACCTTGAAAACGTCGCCAACCTTGCCCTCGAAGATATGGAGCGAGCCGGTGAACTCAGCGGCTACAAAGCCGAGATAGACCCCGAGCAGGACGTGGCGAGCACCGGCCGTGTGGATATAGTGATCAAGAATGTGGCAAGCCCTGTAATCCGCCATATCAACATAAAGATAGGGTTTGCCAAAACCGTATAACCTCAAAACACAAGACAAATGGCAAGTACAATAAACAACGGCATTCCTTTGGTCAATGGCATGCTATGCGCCTGGGCCGATGTGGTAGTCCTTATCGGCGGCGTGCCTGTAACGGGCATTGTAGGCGTGGAGTATGGCGATGAGCAGGAAGTCGTGAACAAGTGGGGCGCAGGTCGCCACCCTGTGGGGCGTGCCAAGGGGCGCATTACCCCAAGCGGCAAGCTCATTCTTTATCAGGAGGAGGTGCAGGCGCTCCAGGCGCAGGCACCAAACGGCAGGTTGCAGGACCTTACGCCTTTTGACATAATCGTGCAGTATCTGCCTGACAGCGGTCTGATAGTTACCGACAAAATCCGTAACTGCCAGTTCTCGGGCAACAGCCGTAAATGGAAAGAGGGCGACACCGGGCAGGAGGTTGAGCTTCCGCTTGTGCCTTCCCACATAGACTGGGGCAGCAAGCAGTAACCCGAAACTTTGCAGGCGGCCGTTAAGAGCATGCGACCTTAACGGCCACTTGCAGTCAATAAAAACAGATTAAACAGCAATTAAACGATATGGAAAAGGAAAAGACGCAGCAGGCGCAGACATTTGACGGGGGCGTTACGCCCGAACAGGTAGAGGCATGGAAGAACAAGCACCGCAAGGTCTACCGTGTGGACATTGTGGACGGAGCGGACACCCATATAGGCTATTTCAAGCGTCCGGACTTTGCGACAATCAAGGCCATTACCAAAGTTGCCAAGACCGATGAGGTGGAAGCCGGTAAAGTAATGTTCAATAACTGTTGGCTGGGAGGAAGCGAGGAACTGAAAGAGGATGCCGTGCTTTTCATGGCCGTGCAGGTTCAGCTCGGCAAGCTGGTTAACGGTTGTATGGGCAGCCTAAAAAACTTGTAGAGGCGCACACCCTTGCAGATGATAACGACAAGGACACATTTGCCAAGGGTTGCGCCTTGATACGGGCAAACCTTCACAAAGACCCCGACGAGGTGGAGACAGAGGAAGAATGGGCGGCACTCTACGCGCAGGCCATTTGGCTTGAACGCTGGCGCAACCAAAACCGTGCTGAACTGATATCGGCGTTATTTGGGAGCGGGAAAAGTTAAGGTCTCCAGAACACCCACCAAGGGAGCGGGCCTGAGCCTTTCTTGGAAAAGGCATAACGGAATAGGTCAATCATATAGAGCACTAAGCCCAACATGCCACCAATTAAAATCCCGTAACCGATTATTTTAAGTAAAAGACTCAACATAAAAGAAACATGTATCTGTAACACATTGCAAAAGTAATAAATAAATCCGACATGGCTAACGTTTTTGACTATATTTTCAACATCGGCGGCAATTACACAGCCACCATCAACGGCATGAGCACGGCGACCGGGGACTTTTCGGCCAAGGTTGACGGTGCGCAGAACAGCATCGGTAAACTTACTTCGGTGCTTGCCGGTATTGATTTGGTCAAAAATGCCATAGACGGCTTGCAGCAGGCGACCGACGCATTCAGCGTGTCAGGCATAGCGCTTGACCGCAATATGCACGACCTTAGCGCCGTCGCAGGCGTTACCGGGGACAGCCTTAAACAGATTGAGGGCTTCGCCCGTCAGTCTGCAAAGACCTTCGGGACCGATGCCAGTGTTGCTGTGGAGGGTTACAAACTGCTTTTGTCCCAGTTGAGCCCTGAACTGGGTAAATATCCGGAAGCCCTGCGCGACATGGGCGAAAGCATACAAATCACCAGCAAGCTGATGGGCGGTGACGGTGTTGCAGCCGCACAGGTTCTGACAACGGCGATGAACCAGTACGGCGTAAGCCTGGAAGACCCGACGGCAGCCAGCCAGGAAATGGCGCGTATGATGAACGTAATGGCAGCAGCCGGACAGGCAGGATCCGCAGAGCTTCCGGCCATATCGGCAGCCTTGCAGCAGTGCGGAATGGCAGCCAAGGCGGCAAATGTCAGCTTTGAGGAGACCAACGCAGCCATACAGGTGCTTGACAAGGCCGGAAAGAAAGCCAGCGAGGGCGGTGTAGCCCTTCGCAATGTGCTTGGTCAGCTTTCAAAAGGCAGGTTTGTGGAGAAACAGGCGTTAGAGGAACTGCAAAAGGCCGGCATCGATGTGGTGGCATTGGGAGACAACAGCAAGAGCCTTAAAGAGCGGCTCGAAATGCTGAAACCCATGCTGAACGACAGTGCCCTGCTGTCAAAGTTCTTCGGTGTGGAAAATGCCAATGCAGCTCGTGCGTTGATACAGGGCACAGAGGCGTTGGACGGCTTCACGCAGGCAGTAACCGGGACAAACAGCGCCACCGACCAGGCTGCAATCATCATGCAGAGTTATGCGGAGCGTCAGGCGGTTGTAAACCAGAAAATCGAGGATATTAAAATTTCTCTTTTTCAGGCTACGGGCGACTTGACGTTGTGGGCTGGCGCCGCATTTAATGCCGCTATGCCATTGGCGCAAATTTCCCCTTTGATTATGTTGTTAGGCAAATTGATGCTGTGGGTTAAGGGCCTTAACTGGGCAGGCATGTGGACTTGGATAAAAAACTCAGTTTATGTCGCACGTGTGCAAATGGCGTTTATGAACCGTGAACTAATCACAGGGCAGTTTGTTTCCAACGGCTTTCTGATAAACATCACACGCGCCACATTGGCGGTGCTTCGTTTCGCCACGGTGGGCATATTCAACGCCCTCAAAGGTCTTGGCGCACTGGTGTTGTCATTCATAACCGGCGGCACCGCTTCCGCTACGTTCTCCACCGTTGCCTCCACTTCCTTTGCGACCTTTGCCGCAACTGCAAAGACCGCTTGCCGTGCCGTGTCGGTAGCAATTATGAACATTCCGATAATTGGCTGGATAGCGGCAGCCATAGCCGCCCTCATTGCCGTAGGCGTGTACTTCTGGAACACTTCGGCAAAGTTCAGGGCGGTGCTGAAAGGAACTTTTGCAGCCTTCAAAGCCTGCTTTACAGGAATAGGTGAAATGGCGAGACAGACCTTCGGGGCTATCGGCGACCTGATAAAGGCAGCTTTCAACCTTGATGCCGCAGGAATATCCACGGCACTGAACAAGCTGAAAGCCGGATTTTCCGACTACGGCAAGCAGATAGGCGCGGCATTCAATGAGGCATACGACGCAGAGATGAGCGAAGCCGCCAAGAAAGAGGCGGCGGAGAAAGCCAAAGGCAAGAAAACCGCACCCAATGGCACAGGTGCAGCCGTTCCGTCTGTGGCTGTTCCAACCGTTGATCCGACAGCCGGGAGCCTGAATACCGTAACCACATCAGGCAGCGGAACAGGCGACAGCGGAAGCGGTAAAATCCGCAACGTAACCATTAACATTGAGAAACTTGTCGAGCGCATAGAGTTGCACACGGCAACCATAAGCGAGGGCACGGAGCAGATAAAGGAGCGAGTGCTTGAGGCTTTAATGGGTGCGCTCAATGATACCCAACTGGCAACAGAATGAAATCACCCGTAAGCATATCATTTGTGGCGGTAGGCGCGGCGCAGTTCGCCGCCAAGTCGCTTGTAAGGTTCAAGCCCGGACGCACGGGAGAAGCACCGAGCTGGGAGGGTCGAGGTGCGGACATAACCACCCATGAGGTGGGCACCCCGATAACCGACCGCGCATATTGGGAGGGGCGTTATGCCTTATGTACGCTGACTTTCCGCAAGGAGGACGGTTCGGAAATGGAACTATCGGACGCAGTGGCCGCTGTGAGCCGTGAAAGGCGCATTGTCTGCACGCCACTGACCGGACGGGACGGCACCGTGAAAGAATACATAAACGAGGGCGACTGGAACATCAACATCGTTGTGGGCGTTCAGGCGGTGCGCGGTGGTGTCATTACGGACGACTACCCGGACGAGGAACTGCGTCAGCTCCGTGAATTTCTGGACGAAAAGAAGCCTTTGGAGGTTTACAGCGCATTCCTTGACATTTTCGACATTACGAAAGTCGTAATCAAGAATTATTCGGCGACACAGGCGACGGAAGCCAATTACCAGGCAGTCAGTATAAGCGCGGTAAGCGATGAGGATTATGAAATATACAGTAACGAGTATTAAACAACCATTAAATAGCAATTAAAATGGCATTTACACAAGAACAGGAGGCGAAGCTGGCGCAGTTGCTGGCAGCCTTTGAAAACGGCAAGCGCATCAACGAACTGGACCAGGCAACCGGCGAGATTGGCGCTATGCAGATTGAAGTCATGGACGAGACGGGCGAAACCCGGCGCATGGAGCTGGAGCGTGCAGTGTCGGAAGCCGGCAACCCGATAGCGGGCCGCTGGTGGAGACATTGGGGCTTGGCCGCTACCTTGTGGCCGACGACCACACCATGCGCAAGCGTGACCCGAAAGACAGCACCAAGTTTGAGGACGGCAGCCCTGCGGCACTGGACGGCTCAATGGGTCAGTGTATGTGGTGCTGGTCACGTCCGTGGTACTTTACCACCTGGCGCGAGGGCTCACGCAGCTATTGGGCAATAACCTTGAAGCCTATCGAGGGGCGCACAAGTTACCGCATACCTGTTGGCGGCACCTCATGGCTTGGTGCCGGAGTAATGGACCGCACGGAAAACAAGCTGTGTTCAGTAATCAGCGACAACGAGCGGTATAGAGGCGGCAACGGTTCCGCTTTGACGCTTGACAGCGCCACAAAACGCCCGGCACTTGACACGCCGCAGGCTACGATGCTGGGAATGGCTGCAACGGCTATCAGTACAACAGCCTTCGGCACCAACGCACGCAAGCGCGGAGACGGTTGGGAGGCTAATTGGTTCGTGGCACAGGCGGCCGTTGAAATCCTTTTGCTTGTCATTATGGGCGACCGCAACACGCAGGCTGCGTTCAAGGCTGAACGCGATGCCGACGGCTTGTATCAGGGTGGTTTTGGTACAGGTGTAACCGACATGCCGGACTGGGGCAATTACAATGGCTATTATCCGGTAATTCCAACCAGTGTCGGTCTTGAAATGGGCGACGGTACGGGCATTGTCTCTTACTCGTTGCCGGCAAGCGAGAGCGCGGAGAATCAGGAAACCCCATACAAGACATTTAACGTGCCTGTATTCTTTGGCCTGGTACATGCCGGCTATGGTCATTTGTGGCGTTGGGTGCGCGGCTTGATAATGGACGCAGGCGAAGAAAAGAGCGAGGTGTATGTCGCACAGAGTATGGCGGCAGCCTTTGACCCTAACACTGTTGCAGGACTTAAAAAAGTTGCCGAATGTCCGCAGACTGAGGGCTACATCAAGCGCAAGAGTTTTGAGGGACTGTGCGCCATGCCTACTGAGGTCGGCGGAAGTTCAGCTACCTATTATGCCGACTACTTTTGGACTAACGCCAAGACCTCAAAAGGCCTTCGTGTCCGCGCGGCTGGCGGTAGCGCTTACAATGGTGCGAGTGCAGGTGCGTTCTACGTGAATGCGCTCTATGC